TGCGCGATAGCCGCACGGCCTTGCTGCATGATGGCATTGGCGTTTCGCTCCGCGGCGCGCGCGTTGATGCTGCTGATAAATGCCTGATGCTCTAGCGAACGCGCTTGGGCGCGACCTTGGATCTTGGCAATCTTCGCCGAGTTGATGGCTGTGATGACGCTCATAGCAGCTCCCGCGATGGAGCTAGCGAGACCGACCCTCATTAAGCCTTGGCCGCTAGGCATGCCGAACAGGTCGAAGCCGCCACTGGTCGCGTCGTTTGCGCCATTGCTTGGATCTACAAGCGGAAGCGTATCCGTCTCCATCTGCGGCAGCGCACCAAGACCGTAGAGCGAGATAGTTGAGTCGTGTCCGGGAACGTGTGGCATCTAGTCTCCGATCTCCGTCAGCATGCAAATGTTGAGGATGGTGGCCGGCAGAGGCCGCGACTGTCGGACGAACATCTGCCCACTCTGTGTCCATTCGGAAGGCACAGACGTTTCGAACTCACCCGACTGCAGCGTGTTTGTGGTCATGCTGTCGACGTCCACAAGCGACGAGCTCGAGGGCCCGATCTCCAGCCCCGCGGTGTTGAGCAAGCGCAGCCAAACATCGCGAACAATCTTGCTGGTTCCCTGACCAAACCCCTGCACCTGGTAAGCCTGTGGCAGGGTCTCCATGTCGCTGTCGTAGGCGATCCCTACAATCGTCCGCGCCGCGGGCGTAGCTAGATCGACCTTCCCGCTGCTGACCGTCTTGGTGCCCACGTAAACTCCGTCTGCGACCACCTGCACGGTCTTGCCCTCTAGGTGCGACAGCCCCGTAACAGAGTTGGTGGCGATCGCCCAAGTTGACACCGTCGAGCTGTAAACACTTTGCGGAAGATCCGACAGCAAGCGCACGTCGACCTCCGTAGCACTAACCGTGGACACAATCTCCATCAGGTATTGCACGTCGTCCGACGTCACCTGCAAGAACTCGCCAAGGTCGGCCGGGCTGAACACCTTGCCGGTAGCTGTGACGCGCACAGTGTCACCGGCTTGGTAGCTAGGAACCTGCGCAAACGTGATCGATGCGCCTCCCGTAAAGTCTGTCGAGTAACCGTCGCGCGTTGCGGCGCTGTCCGCGAACACGCTGTCGTTTAGATCCACCACGATGTCCGGGACCATGCGCTCGATACTGCGCACGCCATCGCGCACCACGACGACGTAGGTCGTGTCCTGCAAACCTTCCGGGACGACCACCACGCTCTCGAACGTCGCACCGTCGCTGTCATGCTGGTGCCACGCCATCACCTCTTCCTCGGGGATGTATGTGCAACCGAGCAGCTTCTTGCTGCTGCTGACCCACCACATAATCGGATACGGCGCTTGCTGGAACGACGCATCTGTCAGCTCGAAGTTGTCAAACAGGTGCGCCGCGCGCAGGCTGATGTCGCCGGACAGGTAGCCCTGCCTCTGCTGATTGAACATCACGGAGCGAACGTGGCCGCCTCGCGCCGCGGCGTAGGCCACGACGTTGTTGACCATGATCGGCTGCACTAGGTTTGCACCGATCTCGCCCTGCTGCCGAACGGCTACCGTCTCCGGTGTCACGGCGTCGCTGTTGATTGTGAACAGTCGCCATTCGCCCTGCTGCGTCAACAGCATTAGGTCCTGCATCGGCACAATGTGACGGATAACCGCGGCCTCGCGCGCCGCGAGCGTCAAGCTAATCCGGTCGGTGTCACGCACCGGAATGCTGTAACTCATGTCAGACTCGGTGCCCGTGCGTGTCATCAGCACCGTGCGCGGACGATTGTTGCTGCCGCCAAAAACGCGGCGCTGCTCGAAGTGGCTGACCGCGCGCGGGTGATTGTTGGTCCCGCTCAAGAAGCTGTCGCGGATCGGAGGCGTCAATGACATGTCCTCCTCGGCGCTGTTGTCGTCGACAAACGTCGTTGTCTCCGTCTCGCCGATCAATCCAAACAACCCGTCGAGCTCGCGGTAGACGCGGTATCGAACGGCACCTGGCACCGGCCCCCAACTCAGCGTGTTGGTAGCGCCTGCGACCTCAATGATGTTAGACGCAGTCGCTGGCGTGTCCTGCGGGAAGCTCTCGTTGCGAGCTGCGTCGAGCGCCGTCACCTTGTACTTTTGCTCGCGACTAGCCGAAGAGCTGGCGAAATACAGATTGTTGTCGACGAAGTTGGCTACGCCTGGAGATGAGCCCGTAATTCCTGGAACCCATGTGCCATCTTCTCTCAGCAGGCGGATTCTGTTGGGACGCGTTTGTGTCGAGCCAACAATGTAGTAGCCATCTTGGTTGCCGTCTGACGTAAAGAATGGCGTACCACTTGGTGTGCCTACCGTAGAGCTGAACTCCACGAAGACCGTGTCACCCTCGGACAAACTATCAACGCCGCCGACATATGAGTCGCTGTTCCCGGAATCAGTAGGAAATCCCAAGTCGTATTCATTAACAGATCCGTTGGTGGGGCTGCCTCCGACTTGGCTAAACAAGGCACGCGGAAGCTCGCGGCTTATTTGAAACTTGCGACCTCGATCGACGGCCGGCGTGCCCAGCGTCGGCGTGGCGAGGTTGGGCTCGAATGTGACCGATCGCGTGGCCCAATGCGCCAGCCCGTAGCGAATGATCTCAAGCGGCGCGTGGTCCGGGTGCGCCAGCGTCAGCACGTCGTTGCTTTGCGTAAACGTCAGACGTGCGAGCTCTGTCGCGTTGTAGGGCAGGTCGAACGTGTAGGTGCCGTCCTCGGGCAGTAGCTCCCACGTCCCGTCTGTCACGGCCGTGGCGCTTGTGGCGGTGACGTCTGCCGTTGCGCGGTAGATGCCGTGCGTCGTCGGACCCGCATCGCCGTCGAGGAACACCGTGTCGCCCTCCAAGTAGCGGCGATGAAACACCTCGCCAGCCGTGTCACCGCTGGCAGTGATGGCCTCACCGTTACGCACGTCACTGACCTTGAACTGCGAACTGCTGACCACCTCCACTACGAAGTAGTCTTGAGGGGTGTAGAAGCCGCGAGCGTTCAACGTGCTAGACGTTTTGAACTCAATGACATCGCCGACCGACAAGTAGTGGTTGTCGACTTGCAAGGTCGTAGCATTGGGTGGCGATACAAGCGTGCGCTCGCCTCCGCGATAGTCGTCCGGCAGCTCGCTTTCCAAAAACACGCGCAGCGTGCCTGAAAGCGTCCCCGACAAAGCTTGCGCAGCGTCGCTGCTGGCGTCCTTTAGAGAAATGGTGCGACTGTCGACGACGTTGACTTTGTAGTTGGTTCCCTTGCCCAGACCCAACATCTCAGTGCCGATGAGTTGGATCACATCGTCTTGTGCCAACCCGTGCCGCTCGACGAACGTCAGGGTATCGGCCGTCGTATCCGCAGACTCTACGCTGCCACCCTTGGGCGTCGCGTAGGTCACGAGGTTCCCGTTGTTCCAGATGCGTCCTCGCTGATGGCTCAGCTCGATGGCATACGCCTCGGTGTCGCTGAACTTGAACGGTATCAACCGCGACGTGTAGGTGTCGCTGAAGGCTGCGCCTGCGTAACGCAACCCGACGCGACGATCGAGCACACCCTGCGGCCTGACGATGAAGTTGCGACAGGTGGCCAGCCCAAACTGATACTGGCGCACGTCGATGCGCCCCTGCATCTCGGGACTGATCTCGCCAGAGCTGAAGCTGATTTGCGTGGACTTCATCGCATGCGATAGAGGTCGAAGTCCGCGAGCTCGCCGGTCTCACCGCGCTCGCGGTCGAACTCGGCCAGGTGATGCTCTTCCAGCTTGCGCTCGCGTGTCTTCGTCGCGTCGAACGCGGTGGCCTGCTGCATGTAGAACTCAAACAGCTGCTGCGACCGCGTAGCCGCGGCGACGCCAGCTTCGCCCTTGATCAGCGGACCCGCCAGCAGCGTGGCTAGCTTCCACGACAGAGCCTGCACAAACATCTCGCTGTAGAAGTTTGGGTCCGTGACACGCGCGTGGTATCGCAGCACGATGTCGTCTTGGTTGCAGTAGATGCGACGCGTGTAGTTGGCGTCGAGCTCGATCGCATACTCCAGCGGAGTCGCGCGACCCATGAAGCTGACGTCGTCGCGAGGATCCTTGGGCAGAACCGCGAGAACGCCAACAAAGTCATCGGGCAGCAGGAAGCTGTAGAGCCACTCCGTGCGATCGGTCGTGGCCTTGGTCGGGCTGGTGCGCCGGATACTGAAGTCCCACGGGTGGCGCTGAAGCACGACGTTGAGCGCCAAGTCGTAGAACTTGGCACATAGGTCCGATTGCCGGCTGCCGTCACTGGTGCGGAACGAGGTGATGTTGCCCCTGTCGCCCAAGTTGGACAGCGCCAAGTTGCAGATCTGCACCTCGGAGAACGCTGGCTCCGCCTGCAAGCTCTCCCACGCCTCGAACAAACTCTTGC